TTTCCTGCTGTTAATATTGACGCACCATTTATAGTTCTAATATTAGTCCCACTAACCAACGCCGCTTGCTTACTATTGAATGTTGTCCAATTTGCCGCCGTTAACAATCCACGATTTGCGGCAGATGCTGACGGTAAATTAAAAGTATGCGTTGAAGTTGCAGACGTAATTGTGAAATCCGTTCCTGTGCTTGATGTTGCGAAAGTTTGCGTTGATGCCGTTAATGCGTTTAATGAAGTTAAACCTGTACCGCCACTAATTACAATATTACCTGCACCAATTAAAGATGTTCCGTTTATGGTTTTTAGTGCATCGCTTTTCCATTCTCCACTATCATAATAAAGTATATTACCTGTTGATTCATCACCAACTGAAACATCAATTAAATCTGATAATGCAAATTGTAACGATTGCTTAAAATTTGTTATTGTAGTTCTTTTTGCCAACCCCGTTGTAGGATTTGCAAATATTAATAAGTCGGTTGCCAGTGGCGTTCCTGCCGTTAAATCTTTAATTAAAATGTTTGCCATTACGCTAAAGTTATTAATCCGTTAATAATCAAATTGTATGTAAAATTTGCGAAGCCTGATGCCGATGCGTTTATGGTTAATTCTGAAATCAAACAACTCATTGTATAGTTTTTGTTGCCTACAACGAATTTACACTCTACGTCCGTTCCTGCAAGTTGTAAGGTTTGCAATTGAAAAACATTGTAATTGTTTGTTGTTTCTACAACGCCGGAACCTTGAATCGTTCCCGAAATTCTATTCGGTATGTATTTTTTATACCTGTGGTTTGTTTTTGGTGCAAGTTCTAAATTGTCTTGAATTATAGAAATAGTGGCATCCTTTGAGCATTGAAGCGTATAAAATACACTACTTATTTTAAACTGTATACTAACTTCTGATGCCTTTACAATTGCCATGATACAAATTTACATTATTCTGAATAAAGAAAATCGAACGAGTGCGCAGGATAGTCAGTAAATGACGTATCAATAGTTGAATCGTACGTTTCCATTAATGTTGCTTTCCATTGACAAGAAACAAAATCCATTTCCTGCAAATTGACTATCATGAACTGTTTTGTCGGTGCATCGTCCGTAAAGATAAAACGATTCATTAATCCAATAATCCTTTCCCTACTTTCCCAAGTTAAACCGTAAAAATTTCCGGTAATTAATTGACGGTAACGTCTATTTAACAACCAATGTGCAATCGCCTTTTCACGTTTAAATGTAAAGGTTTCGCTTTGGTATTGCATACGATACCAATTGTCGCCGGTTATCGTGTTATCTGGTGAAAAAATTACGCCTTTCCAGTATCTATTTTCGCCATCATCTAAAAAAGTTTGTAGGCGTAAATTGTTTTTAATTTCTTCACTTTTTGTGTACAAATCATAATCTCCTGTAACGTCCAAACGCAATCCTGTTGTTACATTTGCTTTTATATTTTTAATTCCGGTTTGCTCCCCTGCAATATTATTTATAAAATTAATATAAAGAAGTCCTGATGCTGGTGCATCTTTAGATACAACTTTAACCTCAACCCATTCATTAACATTTTGTATTGATAAGTAATTTGCATCTAATGATTTTCTATTTATACTATATGCCGAATTGCTTAATGCCCAAGTGCCATCGTCGTCTAAAGTATATTTTGCCCCTCCATAAGTTTCAAATGTTACATAGACTGCGTTAAAAGTTGCAGGTCCTGTACCGCTTATAAATCTTTTATAACTAAATGATAATTCAAAAATATTATTTTGGCTTAAAATAATTCCTTGTGAAACTAAATAGTTTTCGTTTTCAGCGTTCGTGTAAATCTTTGTGTAATCGTCAATTATTTGTCCATTATTTAAAACTTGCAATCTATATTTATTGCTGCTTGCTGCCGTTGCCCTTGTTATCCATGTATACATATTCCAACAATCAATTTCGTAAGTACGTAAACTTGCATCACTGCTTACTAATGCTCCACGAAGTTGGCTTTCATTACAAATAATCTCAACCGGAAATTCATATTTAAAATCAATTTGAAACTTTTTGTAAGGTCGTATAACTTGCCGCAACATTTCCGGCATAATTGGTTTAATATACTCGTCTATTCCAATGTATGCAATATAATTTTCGTTAGTGGCAATAACCGGCGCAACAATATTTAAAGGTTGGTATTCAATGCCCGGCAAATTTCCCGTATAAGTTAAAAATTCGCTCATGCGCATTAAATACGCTGCTCCACAATACTGAAATATTGTTTGATTAAAAGATGTGTTTATCTTTTCTAAAATTGTCTGATAATCGTCAAAGGTTGTAAGCGTTTTTTGGAATGTTGAATTAGCTATAAACATTTGATCTAAACACGTTGCCGTATCGTCAACATCCTTATCCGTCATTGTTTCATAAAACAAGTTGTTAACAACTCGTAACCCGTAATTAACAGTATTGCTTATTGAAGTGGTAGAAATTGCATTTAGTATAAATGCCAACGGCGTAGAATGTCCAACTGGCAATGTTGGTGCAATGATATTTAAACCACTCAATTGTTCCGTTGCTCGCAGCGTTATAAAATGCTTACTATCAATCCAGCTTTCCTCAAAGTCGTCCTGTATAAGCCAACCTCTCCAGTATACCGAACCGTTCCATAAAAATTGTATAGAAACTTCGTTATCGTTATTAAATAAAAACGATTCAAGCGTCACACCGTCCGCCAATATTTCAAACTCCGCCTGTTGCGGTCGAATAGGTTTGTAAAAGTCATAATCCGAATTAAATTCTTTTAGAACAAACGACCTCATCCCACTGCTTAACTCCGTTGCCGCTCCGCTATAACTTGCAAAATAGAAATCAAGACGACACTCGTCACCTTCCGCATTTATCCAAGTCGAATAATATTTTCTTGCCATTAGCCTACTCTATTAATTTGTGAATTTCCATTGTTAAGAACGCCTACTAAATCCGTTCCACGTTGAACAAAAACAACCTGCCCATTGAGTGCCAAGCCTCCGCCAAGTCCTGCACCTCCTCCGAATGTCGGAGCGGAAACGCCACCAAGTCCGCCAGCTAAAGCGTTAAACAGTCCACCGAAAAACCCTGCGCCACTTCCGGCAGATACTGATGATGTAATTGCCTTTAAAATTGTAGCCTTAATAATTGCTTTTGCAATGTCAATAACCAAACTTTTAATCGTATCGCCTAAAGCTTGAAATACATTCTTACCGTTCTCAAATGCCGTAAATAATTGGTCGATAGCTGGTGCAACAAGTGTACTAACCGAAGATGCGTATTTTTCGTATTCAGTCCGTGCTGCTGCTGCTGCGGATGCTTCGTCCAATAAATTTTGGGCAATTGGTGAACCTTGAAAGGAGGTAACTGCTCCGGCTGTTGCTAAAGGCGAAACTGCTTGTCTCTCAAAGTTTGCTTGTGGTACGCCTTGCATTTCTTGACGTTCTTTAGCCATTTTATTTTCCGTCGCTTGCTGCTGGGAAAGTTTAATCTTTGCCGTTGTAACATTGTTTGTTGCGGCTGCTAATTTTGCCGCCTGATCTGCTTGCTTCTTTTTTGTTTCTGCGTCCGCTTTTGCTGCGTCGACTCCTTTTTGTGTTTCGTTGTTTATTTCTGCAATTCTGCCTATTAAAGGATTTAATTGATTGGTATAATTTAATGTAATATTTCTTAATCCATCGTAATCTTTTTGCAACTCCTTTGTTGCTCTTGATGCAAAAGATAATGCAATCTCTTGCTTTCTGATTTTATCACTTGCAGGATCTAAATTCTTTTTGCTTTCATCTAATTGTTTTTGAATTTTAGCTTCTGCCGCTTTTGCGTTTCCAAGTTTTATAGATGCCTGCAATTCTTTTCCTGCATTTTCATCTAAAACTTTTCCAATTGCTGCCTCCTTAATCTTAATTAATAAAAGTTCCTTCCGTGCGTTTGCATTTCCTAAAATCACGCCAACACTTGACGCTGACAAAGCATTTTCCTCTGTCATTCCACGCAATATGTCCGGCTGAACCTTTTTTAATTCGTTATAAGCGTCTTGCCTGCTTTGGTAAGGTGCTTTTAAATCCGTTAATCTTTTTACCAAAATGTCAATCGTTGCAATCTCCGCACCTATTGTTCCTTGTCCTTTTTCTAACTCTTTGTTATACGTTTGTGTGGCTGCTGCGGCATCTTTATTTTTGGCAAAGATTACATCAATCGCATTACCTAAGCTACCGTAATTTTGAATTAACCCTGTTACTATCGAAGTTACCGCACCGAAAGCAAATCCAATTCCAGCCGGTCCTATCAACGCCGCACCTAATCCCTTCAACGCTCCGCCAACGCCTCCAGATGTTTTAGTAAGATTAGAAAAACTATCTACAACTAAAGGCAAGTTATTTTGAATGGCAATAAATCCGAAAGGCAAATCACGGACTACGCCACTCATTGTGGTTAATGCGTATGATGCATTTGCAATTGGTTGCTTTGCTTTATTTGCAGCATTTCCCAAACCGTTAATAGATTCCTCAGCTTTTTTAACGCCTCCCTGCAAATTTGATACATCTGCCCCTATTATAATTTTTAACTCTTCATTCATTTTTAGCTTTTTTTAGATTGTCAAAAATAGCTTTCATTTGATCTTCGCTTGCTGTTGCCGTTACTTCATCACCTGGTAAACTCCAAAATTCCTCAACGGTAGAAGGTACTTTATTTGAATCTCCCAATAGTCTAGCCATTGTAAACATTAATAGGCGTGTTTGTTTGTAAGACTGAATCACCCTATCGTTATACCCTTCAATGATTTGCATTACGTCCACGAACGTAAGTTCATTGTAATTTGTAATACCAATCTCACCAACTACAAGCCGCTTCAAATTATGCCAACCTTCTTCAACGGTTAGATTGAACTTTTTTTTTCATCCGTTTCAGCCTGCGGCAAAGATGCCTTTATAATTTTTGAGTCATAAAAACATAGCATAATTTGAACAAAGATTTCCTTATTGTGTATATTGTCGTCTACGAACTCGCTTACGTCTTCAAAAGTGTAATCAATGATTTCACGCTTATTAATTGAGCAATTGTACAACCCCCAATAAATTACCTCTGGAATTAGTGCGATGTCGATTTCGTTTCCAAGTTCGGCATTTAGTTTACTTGCGGCTAACATAATTTGTTGAACCGCAAGCATACCAAACTTTATGCCCCGAAGTTGCCCTTTAAATTGTATCTGAGTGTATCCGTTCATAAATTATACGGTTACGTCAATTACTCCAGTTGATTGAAATTTAACGGTAAAGCTGATGTAGGCACCGCCTTTTGCATCTTGATTTAAAGTTAAACCGGTGATGTAACACAACGCCTGATGGTAGTAAGCCACACCAATGGATGAACCACTTACAACTGGCGACTGCATACGAACCGCAACCAAAGTGTTGGCGGCAAATGCCGTTAATAAATCTTTGTAAGAAACTTGACTAACAGTCGGCGCAGTTTCACAAATTGCATCTGCTGAAAATGTAAAACCAGGATTTGCAACGCTTGTAAGTTTACCGCAGTTGGTTTCCTCTTCCGATACTGAATTTGTTCCTTCAACGCTTGAATTGCGTAAGCATATTAAACTTTTATAAGTTGAACCTACTCCGGTAACGTCAACTTCAATGTTTTGATTTACTCCAATAACTTGAGCCATAATTTTTAGTTTTTATTGATTATTAAATTTTGCTGAAACCTTAAAATATTTCGTGTTAAAAAATACGCCCCATCTTGATTGGTTAGGTATCTTGAACTTATCAAATTTACGTCAATAATTTGAAACGTTGCATCTTGCAAGTTACCTTGTATTATTGCCGTCATTACTTCTGCCGCCATTGCGTCAACTGTATCACGATCAACTTTTTTATACTGACGAGTGACAATATCCACCGTTACGACTGCATCGTGTACATAAAGTTGATTATTCCCAACTTGATTATAATCAATAGAATTGATGTAAATGTAATTTTGCGGCAATGTTTCGAGCGGTAAATCGTCAAAAACTGTATAAGTTCCCGTTGCTGACGAAGTTATAAGCAAGTTGCCTGCACCATCGGCAAATATATTTCCATTACCATCTGCAATAAATTTAGTCCCTGCTCCAAGTGTTGAAAGCGCGGTATAATAAACATCTCTTATTGCTTTACCCGGGTTGTTCATAGGTTAATTAGTTAAAATGTCCTCAATATCTTGTATAATTTGCGGCTTAATTTGAAATAATGCAGGAAATAAATAGGGATTGGCTTTCATAGAAATATTTAGCCTATTAGGTTTTTTAAATTGTATAGCGTAATCTTCAACACCAGTGGGGATTTTAACCGCTCCGCCGGTGCCGAATTCAATGTAAGCAGCGTAAGGCATTGTTGCCACAACTTCATAATTGTTAATTCCTTTTGCCACAACTCCAATAGATTGAAATAAATCCGTAATATTATTTTGTGCGGCATAGGCTTTCTCCAATGGTTTTTGATAATCATTAGGATTATAGTTTACACCTTGTAAGTTTTGCCTTGCCAACGTTGCAATATTTTGAGCCGAAACCTCAAGTATTGCATCAACATCTTTTGCAGCATCCGCAGAAAGGTTTTTAAACTTTTCTTTGATTTCCTTCAGTGAATCAAAATTAATAAAAACACCTGTTGCTGTTGCCATTATATTACAATTTGTTTGTAAAATTCACTTGCCAACTTCGGAAAGTTTACCAAAGATGTATTTTCATTACTGAAATCCAAACCTCTATTTTGATAATTCCACGCTACCAACTTTAAAATATCAGTTTTAAAGTCATTCGGTAAAACGGTATAACCGCACGTAAACGTAATTTTGTAAAGTCCAGAATCGTCAATAACTAATGAATTGCGAAACAAATAATACCCCGTTGTTGCCACAAATGCCGAACCGTTCCATTTTTGAAAGGTTAAAATGCTTGTCAATGGTGCAGGCAAATAATACGATTCGGCATAATCCAAATCTGCTATAATTTCCATTGTTTTTGCCCCTAATGCATAGTTTGTTAGGTTTTCAAGGTAAATCCTCGCCGCCTTGATTAATGATGCAATTAAAGTATCATCTTCGGAAAAAGAAATTTTCAAATACAATTTAGCATCGTCAACTGTTACTAACTCCGTGACTATGTCCGTTGTTACCGTTTTACTTATAAGAATATTCATTTACTTTTAATTTTAGCCATTCGTTAAATTGAGCAAGTTCGTTTACGGGATCTAATTCACGACTTCTTATTCTACTATCCTTGCTTTTGCGAAGATACAATTTTTGAGCGTCAAGTTTTTCAATAGCTAAAGCGTACGCTTCCGCCGTACGTTCTACATAAACTCCCGCAGTTCCGCAATTCTCAGATAGTCCTCCCGTTTCCGTGCATATTACCGGTATTCCTGATGCCATTGCCTCCGTTGACGTTCGTCCCCAACTTTCGTAAGTTGACGGCATTATAAGCAACCTTGTCTTTTTGTAAACCTCCCGAATATCCAATTGTTTTTCCAAAATCGTAACATTTGGAAGATGTTTAATGATTTGCTCATCATAACTACCTTTTACCCCTAAAAACTTTTTATGCGGTAAAAGTTCCGCAAGTTTATAAAATATATTTGCCCCCTTATTTTCGTTTAAATTGATTAAAGTAATGTACTCATTATCAATTGGATTGTCCACGCAATCGTAGTGTCTATAATCGCAAGGGGGATGCAAAACGAATGAATCGTGATTATAATTAAGCGTTTCTTTTGCCCAATTTGAATTATAGATTATGTACTGTGGCTTTTCTGCCTGTACGATTTCATCGTAAGTGTGCGTATTGTGTATAAGGTGAAACAATGGTTTTTTAAACATTGCCGCCATCCCGATGCTCCAACGTGTATAATCCAAATGGGTAAACATTGCGCTGCTCCAATCTATTAACTTTTCCGTTAATATTTGGTCTGGCGGGAAAACATCAATATCATCAAAAATATAATGGTTTTTAATCTTATAATGATTTGCTTGATGTAACAAAACCCTTACATCATGTCCATTACCTTTACACGATTTGTTTAAGCTGTGAATCATGAATTCTGCTCCGCATAAGTGTTGAGGTGGGTAAAGATGAATTGAATTTAGTATGTTCATTTTTACGATTTTATAAATTCCATTACAATTTGACTATTGCCCCACTTGTCTACCTCTCCATCATTGACAATGTAGAAGTCTTTAAAGTCGTGTATCGTCCATTGTGATTTGTGAATCTCAAGTTCATTGCCATAAACTGCCCCTTGCTCAATCCATTGAGCAGGCGTTGAAATTACTAAAACGCCTCGCGTTTGCAAGGCGTCTTTTAACTTTTGCACGATAAAACGCCCATCGTGTTTAGTAAAATGCTCGATAACGTCCGAAAGTACAATCATGTTGTATTTATGCTCAGGCTGCCACGTTTTTATATTTGCAATTTCCACATTGTCGTAATTGCCCCAAAGTTTATTCCGATAAGCTGCAAAACCTTCTATACCATGTATTGTAGTTTTATGTTCGTTATCGTCAACCCAATTGCGAACGGCAGCCGCAAGAATACCTTTTCCAATTCCGCAATCGAGTAACATTTTAGGTTTGTTAATGATTGCTATTTTCAGAATGTCCGTAAATGCTGAATAATTTCCTATTGGCATATTTTATTTTTTAAACGTTTCAAAATCTCCTTTGTAATTTACCGTTAAGTTAAACGACTTTCCGCAATCGCATTTTACTTTTGTAATCCAGGATTTGTTTTTATTGACTCTATCCAAATATTTTAACTCCGTATCCTCATACAATTTTTGGCAATGCGGACAAGTGAAATCTAATTTTGCAAAATCTATGTAAAAGTTTTTAAATTCTAACATTTGTAAATTATTAGTCATAAAGAAAGGAGGCTTATGCCTCCCTCCCTAATTTTATTACAATCCTTACGAAGCAGAACCGTAAACGGCTGCTGTTGGTTGGAAAGATAATAATGCTACTCTTGCCTCGCAACGGTAAGTAATCAAGTTTTTGATGAAATCATCTTGATCGCTTTCGCTTGTTCTTACTGCCAAGCCGGAAGCTTGAGCAATTCCAAATGCGGCGGAATTCATAACATAAATCTTGCCG